TTTTTATTAAATGTTTTCTTTTGTAATTTAAATTCATCTTCTCCCCTCATAAGTTGGTAATTGTAGCATAAACTTTATGCCGAATAAAATCATAATACTAATACCTATCCATGTATGAATATGTATAGCTATGATCAATCCTAAAAACATTATTGCAAAGCATAATGCGAAGTATATTGCTTGTATCATTTTTTCTCCTTATGATTTATCACATTGTCTCCAACTTTGTCTTCAATGTGTGTGTTTGTATGAATAAAATAATCTACACTTTGTTGATTATCCCAATTTTCAATGAAATCATCTAACCAAGATTTTTGTTCATAAGTTAATTTATCTCTATCTTGTTCATCTGCACTAACATTAGGAACATTGTTATCAGAACACCATTTGACATATATATCAGTTAATTTATTTATCATTTTTTCCCCTTGTTGTTTTTATATTTATATTAGTTATATTTAACCAAATTGTCAATAGTATTAATAAGCACATATAACTAATTTTTCACTATTAGGTACTTCAATTACTGTCGTTTTATCTCTTAAATCGTCAATAGTTTCTATACCCTCATAGTTTTCTTGTACTTCTTTTAAATTGTCGTATTC